TATGAACTTATATCAATTCGACTCAACTTAACACAACCTCATTTTTCAAAACTTTAAAGTTATGAAATATGATGCCTCACAGCAATATAATATTTCACAAGCTAATACATTTACATGTCTTCACGCTTCTGAAGTAATTCAACACTTCGGCGGACCTGAACTACTAAACCAGATCAAATCCACCTACCATCGATCAGCGACTAGCAATCAGCTAGTCATACAAGATGTACTTCGTGGTGATTTCAACAACACAGCAACATTTGACGCAAAAGACCCATCTTTTCTTCAAGCTTTAGAATCACTAAACGACGAATTACCATCTGACGAGCTACTCCAGCCCGTTCACTAATGTGACATCAGATATTAACCACACAATGGTCAATCATCTCCCGGACTTCCATACTTAAATGATCCAATTTTAAGAAAGCTAATCTCAACAGCTTCAACCTTTTAAGACGATAATACACTTAAGATGAATAAATCAACCGTATTTAATTACGTATTTGAACAAGTTCGAAACTATGTCCATCAAATCAAAGAAGGGCACATCACCCATCTTTCTGATACCTACGCAACACGCGTCGGCGCACGATCACACCTATGTTCCATAGAAACGAATAAATGTAGAGCAATCTTCATTGCATCGTTCGCTGAACATATCATTGAATTAATGTTCTACTGGCCACTCCACGCATATTTAAAATCGAAAGATTCTATTATAGCATGGAACTACGAGACTTCTCGCGGCGGCACAGCTGAAACTTTCAGACGATTCACAACCGGCTCAATGCTTTCATTAGATTAGTCAACATTTGACAAACATCTACTCCTAGAACTACAACATATTATACTCACACGATTTAGAAAATGCTACAATTTTGCAGCATTTATACCAGCTCTAATTGACGACGGCGTATATTTAGAAACAGATACACTCGACGACACCAGAATTGATAGACTCTACAATCATATGATTAAAATGGCACTCGACACTCAGCTCGTCCTTCCCGACGGACTATATCTAAAGAGAATCCACTCCGGATTATTTTCAGGTACAGTTTGGACCTCACTCCTAGGCTCAATCGCTAACTATTTAATTTGCATCACAATTTTAATAAAATTACAAATCCACAAAGCTTTGTATTTTAGAAAATTTTTAGGCGATGACAGCATAATGTACTTTTACATCATACTGACATACAACATACTAATAGACATCCAACGTATAGCACTTGATTTCTTCAATCAAATACTAAATTTAGATAAATCAATAATGACGACAAAACCACAACTTGGCTCATTCTTATCTTTCTCACATGACGGACACAACGTTTTCAAAACGAAAAACGACTTATTAGCAAAACTTCTCTTTCCAGAACGCACACTATCACTGAAATCTTCATATTCAAGAGCATTTGGCATACTCTAAGCAAACTTAGGATATTACAGAGACGTTGATACTATCTGCAGACACATGATCACTCTACTTCATACTAGATATCAAGCAATCAAAGACATCAACGAAATCAACTTATCATAATACATGACATCCATTCTCGGACTCAAAATTAACGATAACATAAGATCTTTACCATCCCGAACAGCACTCAAACTACTCGGAACTAATTGGCAAGGAATAACACGCGACGAACGCTTCGACCTTATTTTTAAGACGAAATTCTGACCACACCCACACCTAGCAAACAACCAGGCTAAACAACCCACCC